GAGCGCAGAATGGCCGCTTGGCTCGACGCTGTCGGAGCGCAGGGGTGGCGACGTGCTTGCGAGATTGCGCAGGTGAGTGAGCCGCAGGTGCATCGGTGGCTTCGACTCTTCCCTGACTTCGCCGCTGCGCATCGTGCGACACAGACAGAGACAGCGGCGAGACTCGAGCGAATCGCAGACGAGATCGCAGACGGCAGCAGGGAAGGGAATCCGTCACAGGTGACGCTGCTCCAATTCCGACTGCGGGGGCTGCGACCTGAAACGTATCGGGAACGGGCGAGTGTCACGGTCGATGCCACGACGCGACTCGTTGAAGGCGGCGATGCAGGGAGGGCGCGAGCCCTGCTCGCAGAGTGGGGTGGCGCGACTACTGTCATCAACGGCACGGCCACGCCGGAGCAGCGACAGCTCACGGCAACGCCGGCACGGGACAAACTGGCGGGAGACCGGCACGACCCCGACCCCGCCCCCTAGCCCCCCCGAATCGCGCCGCGCCGAGTACCTGGTATCTAATAACCCCCTCTCCAAACTTGCACAGTACTGACCCTTTGCATCACAAATATGAGTACTGACCCATCTATCGTTCAACTGCGCCAGAAGTTCTTGGATGCCTGTGTTGATGACGCTGTGAAGGGCGATTTCAAGACGGCTTTTGCCCAAGATATTTGTCTTTGGCTTCGTCTCACGGGTTGGACTTACGCGCCGAAGGAGGTTGACCCGAGTACTGGCCGCGAAGTACCTAGTCAGAAGCCCAATAGGCCGTTTGTTTTGTGGCCTTGTCAAGAGATGGCGGCGAAGGAGATCGTGGATGGGGTGACGAATGGCCGTGATGTCGTGATTCGGAAGAGCCGCGACATGGGTGCATCGTGGTTGTTGGCGGCGGTATCTGCTTGGGGTTGGCTGTTTAAGGGTTGGCAGACGTTGTTGGTGAGTCGCGTGGAGGATGGCGTGGATCGTCCTGGCGACCCTGACAGCCTGTTGTGGAAGATTGACTTCCTTTTGGAGTGCCAGCCCCCGTGGCTGCTTCCTGGTGATGCGAAATCGCTGCTGAAGCGTGGTTCTGACACGCGGCAGCACATGATGATTCGGAACCCAGAGACAGGTGCGACGATTGCTGGTCAGGCGAGTACTGCCCACGTTGGCCGTGGTGGTCGCCGCACGATGGTTTTGTTTGACGAATTTGCGGCGATGGGTGACGCGGAGGCTGCTTGGCGGTCAGCTGCGGACTGCACGGCTTGCCGGATTGCTGTAAGTACCCCTTTGGGGAGTGGTACGCACTATTCGACGTTGGTACGGATGTCCCGTTCGCAGGGGGATCCGAAGTTGGTGGAGTTGCTGTACACCGATCACCCTCTGAAGGGAGCAAATGCGGAGGATCGGGTGGATGTGGATGGCCGTGTGACGGGTTCTGCGGGTGGCGAGTATGTGTGGACACCGTGGCTTGGCGAGCAGATCAAGCGTCGTGACATGGTGGATTTGGCGCAGAACGTCTTTGCGACTGATGTTGGTAGCGGAGCGAACTTCTTCACGCCTGGGGTGGTTACGTCTCACTTGAATGAGTACGGGATGCCTGGTCAGAAGTGTGAATTGCTTCGCGGGAAGTGGGTAGATGACCCGAATGGCCGTTGGCGGGTGTGGAGGATGGGCGACGTGACCCGCGAGTACGTCATGTTTGCGGATCCGTCGTATGGAACTGGGTCTGCAAATGCGGCGATTTGCGTGATGGACGCGGAGTCTCGCGAGGTTGTGGCTGAATTCGCTGACCCGCATATTCCGCCGCACGAGTTGGCGAATGAGATGGTTGAGGTTGCGATGACGGAGTACCGAGGCCGCAGGCATCCGATGGTTGGCTGGGAGGTAAATGGCCCTGGCGCGGCGATGCACCATGACTTCATTCGGATTGGGTATCACAACGTGTACCGTCAGCGCATGGTTGGTACGACCACGACGCGCTTGACGGTGCGTTACGGGTGGAATTCAAGCAGGCGAGCGAAGCGCACAATTCTTGGTGCATTGAGCAGGGCAATTTCGCAAGGAGATGTCAGAATTCCGAGCGAAGACACCTTGCGAGAGATGCTTGAGTATGTGATCCTTGGTGATGGGTCGATTGAAGCGGCTTCTGTTCGCGACCTATCGTCCGGCGCTCGTGAGTCTCACGGCGACCGAGTGATTGCCTTGGCAGGCGCATTGATGATGTGCGACGAAGGCGTGAGCGAACAACTACCTGAAACAGCTATTCCAGAAGAATCGCTTGGCGCGATTCTCAAACACAACGAGGTATTCAGATGAAATACGGCGCAGGCTACGGAAGTGGCAACCCGATGAAGAAGATTGCTAGCAAGGCTGGCATCGATCCGATGAAGCGTTCTTCTACGAACGGTGGCAAGGGTGGTGCAAAGGGTGGCCCGAAGAGGTTGAAGCCCAAGAAGGGTCGCTGATGGCTCGCCGCGATCCCAACCTTTCTGTCGGTCGCGGCGAGAAGTTGCCCGTGTCGAAAGGTGCTGGCCTGACTGCGAAGGGTCGTGCGAAGTACAACCGCGCGACAGGTAGCAATCTCAAGGCTCCGACGAAGGACAAGGACAGTCCTCGTCACAAGTCGTTCTGCGCTCGGTCGAGTTCGTGGAAGGGCGAGCGCGGCAAGGCTGCGCGAAAGCGATGGGGGTGCTGACATGGCTGCGAAGAAGGGCTTGCTCTACAACATCAACAAGCGCAAGGCCGCTGGTACATCGCGACCGAAGTCGAAGACCACGGTCAGCGAGAAGGCGTACTCGCAGATGAAGCGCAACTGGGGGAGGAAGAAGTGAGCGACATTCCTCCGATGCTTTCCCGTCTCGACCCAAACGAGTTTCGTCCCGATGGATCCAAGAAGGGGATGGGGTGGCTCGGTCCGTACAAGAACGCCAATGGCGACGATGTCACGGAATACTCCATCGGAGTCGAGATCGACGGCAAGCAGATGGACATCCCCGTGCTGGTTCCGAATCTCAACAAGCGCGAGATCATGTCCGTGCTGAAGGCTTCGGAGTACGGAGAATTCCCTCACGGAGACGTCATCGACAAGGCAGTCGCACATGCCCGCGAGATGCTCGCGCAGGGCAAGTCACCGTTCAAGGACCAGCCGATGAACCTCGTGCAGAAGCCGAAGGAGTTCGGCATCATGGAGATGGGACGATGAGCCGCGACTACAAGGCCGAATACGCCAAGTTCCAATCATCGACTGCGGCGAAGAAGGATCGTGCATCTCGTAACAAGGTGCGCCGCGCTGCGGAGCGCGAAGGCCGCGTCAGCAAAGGCGACGGCAACGACATTGATCACAAGAATGGAAACCCTAGAGACAACAGGAAGTCGAACCTTCGTGTTGTTCATCGTTCATCGAACAGAGCGAGGAAGTAATGCAGAAAGATCGTTTCTACACGACGCAGAGTTTCCCTATCGATCCCCGTGAATGGGATCCGTACAAGGGTGTCCGCATCTTCTCCGACATGTTCCAGTTGGAGGATTGGACTGGATTCGCGAGTACTACGGTTGGTGCAGAAGGAACTGCTCCTGCTGCGGATTCAACATTTTCCTTCACAGATCCATCTGGCCCTGTTGCAGGAATTGGATCGGTGTCTGTTGGTGCTGGGAAAACAGCAGGTGCTAAATCAGAACTGCGTGATCGCACCTCAAACAGCATTGACCCAGGAATTGTCTTTGGTGTATACGAGATGGACTATCTCGTCCGCGCAACATGGGCTACTACCGCATCAGAATTGATGATCCGTTTTGGGTTCTACGATGATATTGCTGATCTTGCTACGAATGAAAGCAAGAATGGCCTGTACTTCTACATCAAGAACCAAACATCAGCAGCAGGGACACTTCGAGTAGGCATCTTCAAAAATTGGACTGGAACGGCATCAGCCACTTCATATCGGTTTCTCAAGGACACCGGTATCAAGATGGATACCTACAGAACACTTGGCATCTACGTCAACAAAGACGCTACCGATGTTGTGTTCACCGTTGATGGAACAATCGTTCACCGACAATCGAACGACATTCCGAATCGTCTCACGATGACTACTGCTGCGGAAAGATGCCAAGTTGGTGCTGCGGTGCAAGCTACCGCTACAACGACTAACACGGCAAGCGTGACTATCGACTACATGCAGTACCGCGCATTTGTGAATAGGGGAGTCTGATGGAACGGTACAAACAGGACATTTCCTCTGTCCCATACGACATTCGCCAATTCCTGCCAAACAAGTGTTGTTGGCTTCAAATGAACGCGATGCAGGGACGAAAGCTGGTTGCTTCAAGTCCAGACGTTTATGACGTTGGAGAGCATGTCTCCATTGTTCTTTCTGGAACCACGGCTCCGACATTGACTCATGTTGTAAATACTGGGCAGGAGCCGCCTTCGTATCTGCAAATTGCTCCAGCAAATGCATCGAATTCACGCGGAATCATCGGACATCGCAGGGATACAGGAGGTGGAGACTCTTACCAATTTGGTCAATGCGAATCCGATGTGACTGCAAGAGTTCGCTATGCCGACACGGATACCACAGGAACTCATGCATTTGCAGCTGTCGGCTTTCTGCAAGGGATCAGCCTCCTTTCCACCCAAACACTTTGCGCCGCATTCACAACAAATGGGTTATTGAAATGGGCTGTGACGATTGTTACGGATGGAGTTACTGTGACATATGGCACGGGAATTTCGTCTGACACTTGGCGTGATCTGTCTGTATGGGTGTCTGCTGATGCGAAAAAAGCCGTGTTTTCCATCGATGGCGTTCCTGTGTATTCGCTTGCGACTTCGCAAATTGCACAACTGAATACAAGTAACCCACTCGGAGTTGGCGCGGTTGTCCGCAGGTTGAGTGGAAGTTCCACTCGGTCTCTGCAAGTCGCGTGGTATGTAGAGCGTCACTTCATCAACAGGTGAATCATGCCATTCAAATCCAAAGCCCAGCAGAAATACATGTTCGCCACTATGCCGAAAACGGCCAAGAAGTGGGCGAAAGAAACTCCAAACATCAAGTCGCTACCCAAGAAGGCAGCGAAGAAACGGAGTAAGTGATGCCGGTTCGTAGTTCACAACGGGAGCGCATGGCCCATGAATCCATGCATAAGAAAAACAAGCCGAAGACCGCACTTGCCAAGATGGCTCGTTCGCAATCATCGTGCTGCAACAAGAAGCTCACCAAGCGCGGAGGTAAGTGATGGCAAATGCAAAGTCTCGACACGGTGCAGGTGGTGGCAAGAATGGTGGTCGCAACGGCGGCAACGGTGGCGCGAGCAATGGGCCACGGAAGAAGGCAGTTGTTATGAAGCGCACACGAGTTCCTGCTGGAAAGTTGGCATACCTCAAATCGGTGGCTGCACAAGCATCTGCACAAGCATCTCCTGGCGCAGGTACTGTTGCAGGCGGCGGCGGAAAGAAGTGAGGTAATCCATGCTTGACCTTTCGTTCGATTCAATCCGCCGAGAGGTGGAAAGCGCGGAGCGATTCCGCGACACACATCTATCGTCGCTTCGGACGATGGTCGAGAAGTACCACGGCCCCTCTTACCGAGATGATCGAAATGATCCATACATCGATGACCCAGAGAATTTCGGTCACGAGTACATTTCGATGGTTCTTCCCCGCATCATTCACGACACACCGAAATTCCGAATTCGGTGTGCTGATGCCATGCTTGACATGGCTGTTGGGAAGAGGATGCAACTTGCCATCAATCGGTGGGCAAGGGTCACCAAGTTACGTCGCACGTTAGAGCGTATCGCCACCGATATGCTCTTTTCGTATGGCGTTGGCATGGTTGTAAGTGAGCCAAAGCCAGAATCACGCGCTGTTGATGGCAAGGAGCCGTACTTGCCTCGGCTGTATCGCATTAGCCCTGAACGGTTCTTCATGGATCCGGCGGCATCGAACATCGAAGATGTTCGCTTCATGGGCCATTGCTATGCCTGCGACAAGAATGATCTTCTTGCCAAGGCTGAATACGACAAGACGTGGGATTACGATGCCATTCTCGCAATCCCATCCGGCACAGATCTCAACGAGGTTCGCGATGACAACGGTCGTGACATTGAGGATCGCAAGGAGATCGCGATCTATGAGGTATGGGTGCCGGAAGCCGACCAAGCAGCGGCGGAGACCATTGACGAAATTTTCGGGCCTGGAATGGTCAATGGCACGATTTATACCTTCGTCAAAGGACGTACCAAGTCTTCGAGTTGGGATGGCTACATTCGGAAGCCGATACCGTACTTTGGCCCCCGTCAGGGGCCGTACACGGTATTCGGGGTATATACGGTGCCGGATGACCCGTATCCGCTTTCACCGCTGATGGCGGTGCAATCACAGATCACGGATCTGAACGAACACCTTGCTTCCGTGCGCTCAAGCGCAGCAGCGTACAAACGACTCATTATGGTCGATGCGCGAAACCACAAGTTGGCGCAAGACATCAAGGATCGTCCGCACGACTACATCCTGTTGAGCGAAAACCTCGACCGCGAGCGCGTGGTCAATCTTGAGGTTGGCGGCATTACCCAGCAGCAAGTGCAGTACTCGCAGATTGCCCAAGACCGTCTCGACCGCGTGTCGGGCATCCACGACGCAATGCGTGGAAACATCACGGGCAATGCGACAGCGACAGAAATCGCTGTTGCAGAGTCGAGCGCGACCATGCGCATGGCTCACCTCAAGCGCCAATTCCAAGAGTGCGTCGATGACATTGGTCGATCTGTGTGCTGGTATCTCTGGCACGATGACCGAATCGTCATTCCTCTTGGCAAGGAAGGGGTGCAGATGTTCCTTGAAGCCAACCCCTTGTTTACGGGCGGAGTTCGCTCGCCAGGGTGGGAGGATGTAGAGGTAACGGTCGATACCTTCAGCATGGAGCGCGTCTCTGAAGCACTCGTGCAGAAGCGAGCAATGGAGTTGCTTCAGATCACCACGAACGTAGCCCAAGGGATGATGGCAATGCCATTCATCAAGTGGCGCGAGATTCTGTCGGTGGTTGGAGACGCTCTCAATATGCCCAATCTTGCAGAGATGATTGACCAGTCTGCAATGCAGAAAATGATGCAGCCACAGGCGGCTGCTCCGGCGCAACCACAACCCGCTCCGAACCAACGAACAAACGCAATGGGAGAGCCAAGCCCGATTCCTCCAGCCGCAATGGCTGGACTCGCGGCAGCGGCAAACCGAGCATGAAATACGAATTCCTAGATGAGCAAGGAAATGTGGTGGAACTTTCGATGATGATGCGTGACGCGCCATCTATCGGAAGTATTATTGTCCACGATGGGCAGACCCTGACCCGTATCGCTAGCACACCGCAAGTCGATCCAGGTACGAACCGCCACCAATACCCATACGTCAGCACTTCGCTCCCGCGTCGGCTCGAAGGATGCAAGACGAACAGGCAGGGAAAGCCCGTCATTATGTCGAAGCGCCATGAAAGAGACATCATGGCAAGGCATGGATTTGAGAAGGACTGATGATTTCAGAACCCAACGACAATCCCGAAACGCTTGAAGCTGAACCTGTAGTTGAGCCTGTGGAGACGGAAGTCCCAATTGCTGCGGACAACTCTGTTTCTGAAGACGAAGTACTTGACCGGCTTTTAGGCATCGACAGTCCCGAGCCACGTCGGGATGTTTCAACACCTAAAACGTCTGCTCCACAAGACTCCGACTTTGATCGGGCTGTGAAGGCATTGCAGCGTGACGGTGTTCCTGCTGACGTTATTGAGTCATTCAAAGCTGATCCGTCCAAGCTGAAGGATTGGGGCTTGAAGGCTGCAAAGCGTCAGGCAGATGTGGACTCTTTCGGAGCGAAGGTCGCGGAAGAACGCAAAGCAAAACCAACTGCGCAGGAAACTGCGAAGGAAGTCAAAGCATCTGCATCTTCTGATGACAACGAGGCTGACGCTGATCCGCTTTCGCAATTTGGCGAAATCTTCGGAGATGAAGCGACAAAGCCAATCCGAAATATCACGGAAAAACTTCGGAACGAGTTTGATCAGCGGACTCGTCTTCTTGAAGTGAAGTACGAAACTCAACTCGCATACGACAGAATGTCTCGAGATTACGGGAAGGACGTTCCATCCCTAGATGACATCTCTGAACAGGCCGCTCGCATCTCGCGAGAACGTCCAGGCGAGTTCGAGTCTGTGTCCGACATCATTCGCGAAGCGTTCCGCCAAAGTGTTGGTGAACCGAAACGGCTTGATCCACGCAACTCTGCAAGGCCGACAATCGGAAAAACTCCACCACGACCCGTTCGACAAATCGACAAAGAAGATGCCGTACTCGACATTCTTCTTTCCGGCGGGTCAAAGGCAGACGCAATGCGAGCCGCAAATCGATAACAAAGGAACGGCACAATGCCTTCAATTTCTACTTTCAACGACTTTATGACCGCGACTGGCCCGTCGTACCTGACGAGCGCAGATCAGGTCATCAACGAAGCAGTCAAGAACACCTACGCATTCTCGCGCTTGCTCAAGGGCAAGACCGCAGAACAAACCATTCAGGGTGGTACGGAAATCCGCGATGTCATCATGTTTGATGATTCGCGTACCTACGACCACTACCAACCAAACGACACGTTCGTTTGGCGCAACCCACAGGTCACGGATTACGTCCGTGCGCCGTGGCGTTTCCATATCGACCACATGTCGTGGACTGATGCGGAAGTTGAGTTGAACGCTGGCGAAACCTCGGCATCGACCAAGGTTGCGTACAAGCGACTCAAGCGCATCAAGGAACAGCGCATGTGGACTTCGATGCTGAACGGCTTTGAAGAAGATCTTTGGGCTCCACCAAGCATCGCGAACATGGAATCAGACTCGGGCAAGTTGCCTTACTCTCTTCCATTCTTCCTGACTGAAGTCGGTCAGAACTACGGCGGAGCAATTGGTCACCGTGGCACGGCTCCGTACACGGCAACCACCAACACTAGCCACACAGTCATGCGCATCAGCCCGTTCACGGAAAACCGATGGACGAACTTGCTTGAGCTGTACAACTGCGAAGCGGCTGGATTGAATCCGGCAAATGCAAACTGGGGAACTACGGCTACCCCGTCTCTTGACGGAGATACTGTGTACAACCAGTCCGGCACCGCCGCTACCTTTAACGTGCCGAACCTTTTCAACGCGATGGACACCATGTTCATGCGTCTGAAGTACGAGGCGCCAAGCACCCGCCAGCAGTACTTCGAGAACGACAACCTCAATCGCCAGATGATTCTCACCTCGCGAGTTGGTGTTCAGAACTACCGAAACGCGCTTCGTCAATCGAATGACACGCTCGTCTCGTATCAAGATGCCTCGTACTCAAGCCCGTCTTACGCTGGCATCGACGTGACGTACTGCTCTGATCTTGATACCGCTGCGATCTACCCCGCCGGAGCGGCGGCGGTTACACAATCGATTGGTGGGTTCAATGCGGCAGGTGCGGTAATCACGGCTGGGGCTCCTGTATCTAGCGGAGGTTTCGGAACCGAGTTCGGAACGAACACCATCGTCAAGGCTCCGCGCTACTACTTCGTGAATGGCAACTACCTCACGCCAATCTTCCACAGCCGTCGCTACTTCAAGCAGCACGAAGTTCTCCGTCACCCAAACCAACCATTCACCTACGTTCAACCGGTAGATTGCTGGAGCAACCTCTTCTGCAACAGCCGTCAGCGCCACGGCGTTGTCGCTCCGATGAACGCAACGACTGCTTGATCCCAAAGGAGGGACACACACATGTTTTCTGCAATCCTCGTTCCTACGGGAAATCTCGGAGCCTGCACTCCCCAGCAGACGATTGTTCAGCCGATCAACGGCGAGGCATCGACTACGCTGGTGATTGGCGATCTCGTCAAGTTCGATCTTGGCGACAGCAGCACTAGAACTGATGCAACGACTCTCACGGAATTTGACTCCAAGACAAACCCTTTCAATGTTGTCATTCTTGCTACTGCTGCTGGCAGCACGACAGGACAGCATGGCGGTATTTGGGGAGTCGTTACTGAAGGCGGAGCCCCTGGCGTTCGTGTCAAGGTCTGCATCGCTGGACTCGTTCAGGCCAAGGTAACTACTACTGCTACCACCCGCCCTATGACCGCTGGAGATACGGTTCTTGAGCCAGGTGCCGGAGTTCTCGTTCCTGCTCCTGCTACTCCGAGCGCAAACGGAGGCACTCCTCTCGCGATTGGCTTTGATACCGTCACGACTACGACAACGGGTATTCTCCGAAATGTCTTGTTCAACGGTTTCTCGATGGCAATCAACAACCTCTGAAATGACAACTGATTGGGTAGCCGTGGGAAACCACGGCTACCCACTTCCATGATTACATATGGCCGACTGAAGCAGCACATTCTTCTAGCGATTGGTGGACAGCCATCAATCGTGAGCGGTGTAACTCGCAACCAAAGAATTGCTGAAATCGTCAACCAGGCCGGGCAGTATCTGTTCTCGAAACAATGGCGTTTCAGAGAGCGAACTGCTCGGCCTGTTTCATTGGTTGCCAACCAAAACTGGGCTGCACTTCCAGGTGATGCTGAAGAAATCATCAGCTTGACGGTGAAGGCAGGTCTCGGTTGGCGCGTTGAATTGACCACGCCGGAGCAGATCGATTTGTATCGGTCTGCGATGACACCAGGTCTTTCTGACAGCGTGTATTACGCCGCTCTGTCGCGCCCGTGGGCGCAAGACGGAGTTACCCCAGAGACTGCGCTTGTTCCAGGTACAGCATTTCCTGCGGCGCGTCTCGACCTGTATCCAACCCCACAGGCAACGTCTACCGATTCCATCATCATTCGCTATCGCGCAGGTTGGCCTTTGATTTCAGGAGATGCTGGCGCAGAAACTTCTGATACCTATCAAATGCCAATCCCTCCATTTGCGGAGGCATTGCTCGTCGCGTATTGCCGCGCATTTGCGATGGCATACGAAGACGAAGGTCTCGCCGCGCGGCTCATCGAAATCGACAACGGGCCAATCTGGAATGCCGTTGCGACCAAGGATGGAATTCAACAGCGCGACATTGGTCGCCTTCCAACCGTGCGGTCAGGACATGTGTCCGACCCTCTTCGCTATCGATCAGGTTTCGTTCTTCCACCTGCGCCATGAACATCGAAACGCTTCTCGGAATCGCTGTCCCATTCACGGTCATTCTTGGCCCTCTGTTCGCATCTTTGTTCACCATCAGCAGCCGCTTGGCGAAAATTGAGCAACGGCTAGAGGGTGACAACAAGCGGGTGGACGAGATTCTGAATAAGCACGATAGGCATATCCACGAAGTCCGCGACTCGCTCCATCGGATCAGCCTTCAGTTGGCAATCATGGAGCGTCAAAAGAAGGAAACACCACATGACTGAATTCATCCCATCATGGCGTACAACCTTGGCTGGTGTCGGAGCAATGCTCGTCGCCCTCGGCGGAGCATTGACGGCTACTTTCGACAACGATCCCGCGACTACTGCCGATTGGACGGCGGTTGTTGCCGCGTTCATCGCAGGGTTTGGGTTGATTTTCGCTCGCGACAACAAAGTCAGCAGCGAAAAGGCTGGAGCAAATTGATCAGCGATTACGACGATTGGTTTGAGGGACATGCCCCATGCTCGAAAAAATCGTCGCGCAAATCATTCTTGGGCTTTGGACGTGGCTTGAGAAGCGCATCGAACGCGGCACGATTGCCGTTGACGCTGATTTGGATAAGCCTCGGCTTCGCCGCGCTGGTACTCGCATTCGCGAGTGGTTGCGCGAGAACGGTGCTAGTCAATCAGGGAAGTCCGATACGGGTGGGGCCGATGGTAAAGGGTCAGATGTACACCCTTATCGACGGCGAGTGGGTGTTGAGCGCAAACAAACTTGAGATTCCTGAAGGGTGGTACGTCGTACCACCCGATTTCGTAGATGAATGAAATCGGAACGACGCAATGACTGCAACGATTCAAATTCGACGTGACACATTTGCCAACTGGAACGGGTCGAATCCGACTCTTGTCGCTGGCGAGATTGGTCTTGATACAACCAATGGTGCTATCAAGATTGGAACTGGAGCGTTGTGGAATGCAACGCCATATTTGGCTGCGACAATCCCATCTCTGTCGAATGCAGCTTCAGATTTAAATGATCCATCGTTCAGGGTTCAAGGGCGATACATCCTTGGAACTCCAAGTTCGATGACAAATGCGCCTGCTGCTCCGATCAATATCCATGTTGATGATGGCCGAGGCTCTCTTCTTGTACTTACATTTGGCACGAGCGTAGTCCAAATGCTGTGGACGGAAGGTGACGGAACACGTCCCCAAAAATCATGGCATCGAATTTACGATGGAGATGCGGGAACTCCTGTATGGAGATCGTGGGTTGCAGACAACATTTGGGCTACGAGTCCATCTGAAGGCGTTGATGTAATTGCCAAGAGCATCACGCTCAAGGACACAGGTACTGGCCTAACCGTCGATGGAAATGCGACGGTTACAGGAAACTCGACGCTGACGGGCAATGTCACGGTCAATGGAACAGCAACATTCGGAACCGACCCAACCGATATTCTTACGGTTTCAACAGGTACGGCAACCAATCCAATCATCACTACGCATGGCGATACCAATACAGGTATTTACTTTCCGGCCGCTGATGACATCGCATTTACCGCAGGAGGTACTCGACAACTGCTTCTTGATAATGGTGCAACCGGAGCAACTGCTGCCACATTTAGATCTGGCGCGTCGTTATCTGGAATTTTGGCGATGAACGCTAACCGCATCACAAATGTCGCAGATGCCTCATCACAAGCTGATGCTTTAAGTTGGTCTTCGTTTATCGACAAGGTAAACATTGTTTATGCGCGATCAAACGGATCAATTACAGCCACTAATCTGACAAATTGGACGGTGTCAACTTTGACTACCCAAGCAACTTTCACGCCTAGTGCTGGTGGCACATATGACGGAGTCATTTTGTTGTGGAATTCAGCAGGGCAACTGCTAGTTGCAAGTGGAAAGATATTTACAGCGGTAGCGGTTCCTCAAGCCCTCACATCATCCAATTGTGATACCGCCATGATGATCGCATTTAGACGAACCTAATGACTCACATTCCAATTCAACTTCCATTCAAAGGCTTTACCGAGCAATCCCAGTACTCGGCTATTCCGCCAGGCATGACACCGTCATGCCTCAACGTCATGCCTTCCGACGTTTGGAACGGAAGAACAAGAATTAGTGTTCGCAATGGCACGAAACGTATTTCCGAAGAAAACGTCCAGTTTCTAGGTTCGTATCGCATATACGAATCAGGAAATCTAGTCGAACGACTAATTAAGGTTTCCGGCGGAAAGGTCTATTACGCCAATCCACGCGAAACAACAATCGCATGGGTTCTATTCGGTAGCGGAACCGGAAGTGGTCAAACGCAATACACTCCATTCTTGAACGCAACCGGCTTCATTGAAGGCGTTCAATTCAACGATCACTTCTACTTTGTTGACGGAAATCACTACGTCCTGGTGCATCTCGCAACGCCAACGTCCGCAACGGCTGTAACTGTCTGGGGAGATGATTCTCCTAGCAAACATGGCCCGTTTCGCACGGATCCAGCAACCATCACGGCAGGATGTCGAGCAAAGTTGATCTGTCGATGGGGCGCTCGTCTTGTGATTGCTGGCTACAGGGACACGCCCAACCTCTGGTTCGCCTGTTCTCCAGACGATACATGGCCCGTTGCGGGTGGTTCGGGCGGATCGCTCGTCGATGGATGGAGCGGAACGCATCCAATCGGCGCGGTCACCGGAACATCTGCGAACGAGTATGGAACGCTCGGTGATCCGATCGTTGCGATCTTTCCGTTTGCACAGAGCGGACTGATGTTCGCCTGCACGAACTCATTCTCGTTTCTAACGAACGATCCCGTGTTTGAAGAACAAGTGGCGATGGTCAGCCTAACCAAGTCGATTGGTATTACAGGCCCACGCGCTTTCTGCCAATCGCAAGAAAAGGGAGCATTTGTCCTTGCGAGTGATGGCTTGTATTTCCTCAATGCCAACGACTTCAATTTCAACCGAGCAAACCGAGTAAGCGCAGGAAGACTTGACTCATTCTTCCTTCGGCTTGATTTCGGAACTCCTGCTATTGGTGCTGGCCCGCTTGCAGGCGGCACTCAAAAGCCCGTTGTCAATCCGCTTGCGACATCAACAGGCGCAGTCACCAAGTACATCAACGAAAACGTAGGAACAGTTGAGTTCCCATCTGATACGCAGACTGTTGCAGTAGATAGCGGTGGAACTCCAAGTTTCACAGGTGCGTCTGTTCAAACAGGAGATGTATTGCCATTCTTGTGCTATGACCCGGACAGGGAAGGAATTTGGATTTTCTTGGCTGTTTCAGGTGTGGAGCAATCATCGATTCACCTGTACTACGATTTGAAAACCGATTCATTTTGGCCGCAAAAGTTTGCAGATCCAAAAATGTATGCCCCAACATCTGGAATTTACATCGGAACAAGCCGAACAGATTCCGGCAAGCTGATTTTAGGAAGTACAGAATCGGTATCGCTCATTGATAGAGCGTATCCACTTGGTGTTGATGGCTACTACGAGGAAATGTCCGAGCAGCAGCAAAGATCGCAACTCGTGCTATCAAGCCTCACGCTTGGCCCAATCATTGCCACATTGCCATACCGTGTCATGCTTTCGGAAGTCCGTATTGATTTGGCTGATGACGTATATGAACTTCCATTCGGTGTTACTGATTATGGAACCGATCCCATGTTGTTTGCAACAACAGGAGATACCGCGCAAACAGCAATTGGTCTTCAAACAGACAGCGTGTTTGTTGGAAACATAAACCCGCTCATTATTGATTGCGGAGACGCTTCGGCAACAGGTGCATTACCAACATACGACGGCGGGTTTGCGGTAAACGCCCAAACAGAAACTATCGACGGACGCTTTGCACTTCGACCATTTGGGCAATACACGTCTTCTGATCCGTTTGCGCAGGGAATAGCAAGAATTTATCAAGGGCCAGGAGATTGGATCTTGCGGTGGGATACTGGCGTTACTCCAGATGCATGGACAATCGAAAGATATGTCGGCGCATCGTGGTTTCCTGAATACACGCAGATCGCACCTGATTTAGGAAGCCCAAATGGAATGTATGTCACAGCGATTCAAAACCCAATTTCTCCCGATGTTGTTGACAACGCTTCGGTTGCAGGAGCTGTGTTTTCAGAAGCGGAAGTGACTCAAATTGGCGATCTTGTTCCAGGGCGCAACGATGCGAAGAAATGCAGGATTCGCTCCGAAGCGATGTATTTAACGATTTCAGCAGATGGAAAGCCCTGGTCGATTGAACGTATGTCTGCCGTCGTTACCCAAGTTGGAAAGAGTCGAGGAAATAACTAATGGCAATTCCACTTCTTATCGGAGGAGTCGCGGCTATTGCTGCTGGAGGATTTGCTTCCGCGCAGTCAGCAAAATCAAAGCGAAGGGCTTTGCTTGGCCTCAAAGGCAGGGCGATTGAAGACTTCCGAGAATTGGGTGACGAATACAACAAGTTGTTTGACCCAATCGTTGCGCAATACACAAACGATAGAGAAAAGAACATGGGCCTCTATCGCCAAGAGATGGCTCGCGCAGAAAGGTCTTTTTCTCAATACTTCGATCAGGCGCGTTCTGAATACGGCCAAGGAATGGATCGCGCATTGCAAGAGATGCGCACGGGCAGAGAATCGACAATCGCATTGTCACGGCAACAGACAGAGCGACAAGTTCAAGCTGCTCGGGCTCGAAACGCTTTCAGCGGTCTTGGACAATCGACATTTGGGCAAGGGCGTTTGGAAGCCGTTCAAAATCAAGGTCTGCTGCAAGAAGGTGTTATTCGCGAACAGTATGCCGGTCAACTTTCTGCTCTTGAAGCACAACGTGCGCAAGGAATGTCAACGCTTACCGCGCAACAAGGTCAAGGCGTTTCCGGCATTCAGCAGATGATGGCTGCAAATCTTTCCAATATGTACCAAACGTACAGCGGAAACATTGCCAACATGCAAACTCAAGGACTTGGCAACCAATTCACGATGTACCAGCAAGGTCTCAATCTTGGTTACGGATTTGCAGGTCAATCCGCTCAATACGCTGGTGCTGGCGCAGCTGCATTTGGCTCCGCAATGGGTTCTATTGGTGGAGCATTGCTTGGTGCTGGCTTGAGCGGAATGGCTGCACCTGCTTCTGCGCCATCTAGTGGAGCGAGTGGCGGAATGTTCTCTGGGAACGTGGCCGCAAATCCTGCTTCGCAGATGGCTCCTCCTGGATCATTCGGTTCATACATGCAAGGTTCTCAATATGGCTATGGGGCATACTTCGGAAACATGAGGTGATTCGATGAGCAAATCAACCGATTCGTTCTTTACCCGCGAGCAACTTCAGGCAATTGGCCTTGGAGTTGGACGTGGCTTCCAAGCATTTGATCCAGACAACCCATATGCCGGAGCCGGAGCGGCACTCGAAACAACAATCGGGTTTGATATTGCTTCTCGTGATCGCGACCGAGCGCGGCGCGAACAACTAGAAGATGCCGCTGCGGATGAAATCCGCAAACTCAAAGCTGAATTGCGAGCAGAGGAAAGCAAGCGCCGTGCAGAACAGCGAGCAGAAGAAAGCGATATTCGTGCTGAAGATCGTGCCGAAGAACGCGCCATCGACAAAGATCGGCGTGATATGGAAAATGAACTCGAGTTTCAGGAGAAGCAGCGGCAGGCGAACCTTGATTGGCTTCGGAAACAAAGGGTTGTTGGTATTTCAGAAGGACTGAAATCTAAATCTGCGACTTCTAATTCTGCAACATTGAAAGAATGGTCAGAATGGTTCGCAAATACGATTTCTGGCGGAGCAAAGCGATTCCCTGGCAAATCCCCAATTGATCCGTATGAAGAAGAGTCTGTTTCAGATCTTGAATCTCGCGGTATCGGACGTGGTTCCGGCTATTCCATGCAACAAGATAAGCCGCAGTCAAAGGCTCGCAACGTGATGCGAACTTCTGATGGGCGCATGGTGAAGGCAATTGAGGACACGGATCAGGACACGCCTGTATTCGGAGAAGGTGGTCGAGATTATGCTTATTGATCCAAATGCCGTCGTTGCACCTACGTCGCCAGAAATGGTGGAAGGTGGCTCATACATACCACAGCAAAAACCATCCGTTCCTGCTGCTCCATCTGTTCCTGCTGCTCCTGCTGCGCAACGCGGTATTGCCGCTGACAAGGACATGCGTGGACGTGCAAGTGATGTGAACGATTTCAACTTGACCATCCAAGGAATTTCAGATGGTGACCCTATCGGAATGGAAACATTCGATCTTGGGTTTTTTGAAGATGGAACGCCGGCCATTACCATCAATGGTGCAAATGTTCCAATTCGTCACGAGCAATGGATGGCCCTGCTTACGCAGCGAAACAAAGCGCGAACCGAACTTCGTGATCGAATTGAGTTTGCGGCACGAGTTCAGAAAGCGCAGGCCGCCATTGGAAGAATTGTGAAATCCGGCGCGGAGTTGCCAACAGGAGCTGCTGAAGTCCTTATGGATCAGGCATTGGTAGATCCTGCGCTTGCAACGGAAAACGTCCTAAATTTGTACAAGTCTGTTTCGACTGGTCAGGGAACGCAGGCTGTTTCCAAGATGCGTGTCGAAATGCAGCAATTCAAGAACGAACGTGCATTCGGTCACATGCTTCGCGAAGGTCAAAAGACCACGCAAATGGTTCCGAACCCGTTTAACCCTGCTTTTGGAATGGTGGAGCAAGTTGTTCCTGGAACTTCCAAGCGGGATGCGCGTGTTCAACGCTTGCGCAAAGAACCAACGAACGCTGCAAACCAAATTACGCTCTTGGCCTACGAGCGCATGGAAGACTTTGAACTTGACCCGACGTTTAGGGCTGCGTTCCCTGATATGTCGCTTGGGTTCTTCGACCGTGTTCGATACTTCGAGGATGACAAGTTTTCTCCAATGTCCTTGTTCAGCCGAATGCAGCATCTTGCTGCGAACAATGGCGGCGACTTCCCTGTGCAAATCCCAATCCAAAATCCTGGGTTCATTGCATCAGCGTCGTTCGGGCAGAACATTGGTAGTTACGGATCTGCTCTTAAGCAATACCGCGATTACCTTGGACAACTAGATCAGTTTGCCCTGTCTCTTGGATACGACGCTTCATCGCCTGAAACTCTCGACTTGGTTGCGCAGCATTTGATGACGCTTGCGACAGACAACATGCAGCAGCAACCACAGGGTCAACAACAATCTCAACCTGCTCCGCAGCCATCTGCTCGCCCACGCGCCACACGGTGAACTTATGCAAGACAATGCCATGACGTTCGGGTTTGAATTTTTCAATGCGTACAAGAAGTACGAGGATAAATTCCGAAAGGACAACCCGAACGAAGACTTGCGCAATCCGAAATACACGGAACAGCGCAAGCGATGGAATGACTTGGCTCGCCGCGATGTGCGGCGTTCTGTGTATCAATCGACTCTTCAAGAGTTGCTTGACGCAGGCGTGACAGGAATCACGAAGCGCGAGAAGCAACCATCGTTTGACTTTGGTCAGACTGAACAAGTACAGTCTCGTCCTGATGTGTCATTGGCTCTCGAAACTCCCGCTGAAGATTCATACAAGGGAGAAGACGATACCTATGGCGATCTCGTCGCTGATATCGACAGCGATGCGCATGAATTTGCGGTGTTGTTCCAAAACCAATACGAAGCTGGAAAGAAGACAAAGTTCTGGGATGAATACCAGAAGTCGAAGCCATCCAAGGCGTTTGCTTCATATCTTGGAATGGCCGCTAATTTGGTGCTTGGGTTTGAGGGCGCAGCGGAATCTGTAGGCAGATTTGTTGGAACCGTTGGATTTGATGCTCTTGAGCCGCGATACAAGTATGCAGACAAACTTGGCGTAGATCGCTTTCGATTGAGGATGATCGAAAACGCTGTTGATGCGAAACAACCGTTGTCGCCGGAAGATCAGCGAATCTACGATGTGTATACGCAGATGCGCGGCGATTTGATGGAATCGACACGCGAAGAGGTTGGCAAGACATACCGAAAAACGGCCCGTGGCGTATTTGAAACAATGGGTCTTGGCCCAATGGCTGGTGCTGTTGTTGGATTTGATCCAAACAATCCACAAGACATCCGCGAAGAAATTGGGCGTGGTGGAGGAGGGTTTTTCGTAAAGGCCGCAGAAATGACGGGATCTGCATTGGGAGTTCTCCCATACAGCGTTCCGGCACTTTTGACGCGAAACCCAACGGTTGCCGCTGCTTTGACAAGCCCGTTCTTTGCGATGGGATACAGCGAAGCGTGGGATCGGCGGATGCGTATCTACGAGGAGCAGCGACAAGAGGCTCTACAATTGGGACTTCCAGCCCCAGCCCGTCCCACGTTCGCTGAATTGCAACGGCAGGCAGTAGTTGGCGGCGCAATTGAGTTTGGTTCGGAATACACCATCGACCGCTTACAGGTCGCATTGCCTGGTTTGATCAATTTCACTTCTCGAATTCCTAAAGCCGGAGCCATGACGGCAAGTGCTACCAAGCAGGCCACAGAAACCGTTTTGGAATCGATGGCTCGACGAAGAGGCATTCTTGGAAAAGCCAAGGGTGCTGCCGTTGTCGGAGCTGCTGCCGTTACGGAAGGAATTGAAGAGGCAATCCCAGAACTTGGCAAAGAAGTTACTGATCCATTCTTTATCCCAAAGGGATACGAGAACGATTTCTTTTCTGCGGAAACCGCCGAGGCAATTGGAACGGGCGGCATTGCAGGTTTTCTGATCGGTTCATCGCAAGCTGCGTTCGGAAAAGAGGCTCGCAAGCGTAGGAAACTTGATCGGGAACTCCAGAAGGCTGTTCCCGCAGGTACTGCTACGGTGACTGGTGCGATCATGGGTAAGTACACACGAGTCGCTCGTGAACGCTTCTCTGCAAATGCCTTGAGCGCACAAGGCCCAACGATGGCGAATCACCAAGTAGAAGAACTTGGCTCGAATCGCCGCACGGCGATGTTCGTGCATCCAGAAGCGACTGAATCCACGCTTACGGATGACGTTCGTCAGCGCATGAGTCAGGTAGGTGTTGCTGACAAGCCTGTTGGTCGAGTCAATGGCTTGGATGTGTACACCATGCCTGGACTGATTGATGATGTTCGTTCTGCCATCAATGAGAACAACATCTCTTTCTTGACTGGGTATCCCGAACTTATGGAACCAAACGTCCCAATGGTTGGTGCGTTGGTTGTCCGCAATAAGGCAAAGCAAGTCGTAGATGTAATTCCATACAGCAGCAGCGCGGCAGCAGAAGCCGCTATGCCTGATATCGCATCCGCTGCGCTTCCGGCGGGAAACACCGTTGAGAATGTTTCCGGCGATAGTTTGGCTTCGCTGTCCGAATCCATTGCGTTGCAAGCTGATGGCGATGCCGTGATTCGCAACATTACTCCTCCATCCAAGCGACCAATGAGCCCAGAGCGCAAGGGTCGAGGAATTAATGCTCTGCGTCTTGATATTGAACGAGATGCTCGTCAGTCAGCGTCTGCGGATCCTGACGCTCCGTTTGCATCTCCGTTCCTGTCTCCTGAAGAAATCGGAAACGCCACCAATGCAGATGTATTGGTGGATGTTTCGATGTCAGAAGTTTCAGAAGATCAATTGTCCGATGCAGAAAAGAAGATCGGAAAATCCATCGGTGTAAAGCCCACGGTCGTTGACGCGAAGGTGACATTTACGATCAAGCGTCCTGATGGGAAGATCGATACTTACGAGCGGTCTACGCTCAACAACGGAGCGTATCTTGGTCAGGTTTCTCCTGACGGTCTGTTCCTGATTCGTGAGAACGGAAGCGTTTTCACATCTCGTAACGCGCTCGTTGTTGGCGTACACGAAGCACGTCACAAGATGGTTGAAGAGAGCAGGGCTGCTGCTGCGCATGTTGCAAAATTGATGTATCTCGACCCAGCATTCGCTTTGCGAGGCGGCATTGAATACATGCGAGCCTTTGCAGGAACTCGAGCAGGTCGTTCAGAGGCTGACCGCCAAGAGGCGGAGTTTGTCGCGCAGCTTGATGAGCCCACTATCATCAAGTACTACGAAGGTATGTACAAAGCCGCGCTTTCTGTGCTGAATGACACAGAGGGCTATCGCGAAGCAGTTCTAACCAAGAACAATAAGAACGCTACACCTGAAGAGATTGCCATTGCCGATGCGCGTATTGCGCAGCAAGATCAAGCAAAGCGCGATCTTTCTACAGTCGAACGCTTTGCAGAAGAGACGGTTGCTACGACTGCGGAGCGTTCTCTTGGACAAACAGCATCTCTTGGCATCGATTTTGAAACAACCTACAAAGACGCATCCAATTTGCAACTGAAGAAATTTGTTGCATGGTTTTCGAACATCTTGGAGCGCAACGGGTTTGCTGGGCCAGAAGCACAACAGGCTTTGTACGAAACACAGCAGCGCATTCAGGGCGTTGAATCTGCTCGGCTAAAGATCCACGACAAACTTGCACAGGAAGTCGAGAAGTCGTATCGCGATGATCTTGCTCGCAACGAAGAGTTGCGAGCGAAGATGAAGGCTGCATCGCAGCCAGCGGCAAAGCCGACAACTACCGCACAGCAACCACAAGCTACTGCGCAACCTGCAACACAAGTCGTTGCGCCAGTTGAAGCACCCGCTTCCGCTCCGGCGGTTCGCGGAATGCCTGGTTCGGAACAGCCAACAAGGCTGCGACCTAATCCACCGCAAGACACGTCAGAACCTGCGTATTCAATGCGGCAGCAGGCACAAGCAACGATGCCCGTTGTGCCTGGGTCTGACACAGATGACGAGATTTCTAATGCTACGCAACAATTGCAACAGGCAATGGCACTTCCGCAAGGAGAGCGCGTTGGCATCATTGCGAATGTCATTTCTGGTCTTGTAAAGGCACTTCCGTTCCTTGCATCGACACAAGCGTCTCTTGGATCGCCACCAGTTACATCGCGTCAACAAGGAACTACCCGATTCCCGCAGGGTTTCCCGCAGCAAGATGACACGTTTGAGCCGATGTTCTCAATGCGAGGACGGCGCAGCAATCTTGACTGGCTTGGTTTGCAGAGTGCGCTTCTTAAGAGCGTGACAAACCTTGATGTTCAATCCATGTCTGCGAAGGGGTGGCAAGAGCGTCTGCGCGGTCTTGTGCGAACAGGGCAGATTAAAGAATCGGAAATCGAATGGTCGAATCTCAATGATTTCCTCGCTCTTCGGCAAGGGAAAATCAGCCGCGATGATGTTCAGCAATTCTTGATGTCGAATGGAGTGGCGGTAGATGAGGTTACGAGAGCAAATAATCTCGACAACAGTCTTGCTCAATCAATGAGTGAAGCACTTGAGATGGCAGAAGAAGATCTTGCCAAGGCCGTATCGCAGCAACGATTGCGCATGACATATGACAAATTCAACGAACTGATGCAAGACGCGCAGAGAAAGCAGCTTTCAGAAGCAGAAGTTGTTGAATCAGCCCAATCGTGGATTAACGATCAGGATCTAGAAGACTTCCTCACGGGTAATGTTGTTGGCGAGGTATACGCTGGAAGACGTTCGGAAAGCTTCTACCGCAACACGATTGCGAGTGCTACCCAGTCGCAGGCTCGTATCGAATTTTCAGAGTTGTTCGACAGGTATCGCAACGCTCTTACGGACGAAGCGCGGAGAGAGGCTTCGAGACCAATTGACGAATTGCTCGAAGAGAATGGCTTGGATCCTCTTGATACATACATGGAGTATGTTGACTCGACTGGTGGGGGTGAAGGCCGATATACGCCGAAATTCGAAGATTGGACGATCCCAGACGGTGAGAATTACACCGAAACAATTTTGACGCTTCGGAATCAAGCCCCTGAAGAAATTGACATCAAGGACAATTTCCTCCGCGCATACATCAACGCTTCTGCTGAAGAGCGGCAACCAGTCACAGAGGCGTTAGAGCGTGCGCGGCAAAGGAGCCCATACCCAGCAGCAACAAGCATCGACAGAATCGTCGAGTCCAATCTGACGATGGATGATTTGAACGGTATCAACTTGCCGTGGGTTGAGCAGTATCGCAATGCGATTCGCACTCTTGATCGTCAAAAGGATTCTTCGTACATCTCAAGCCATTTTGAACGTATTGCCAACCCAGTTGCTCACATCCGAACAACGGATCGCTTGACGAACAATGGCGAGCGCGTGTTGTTCATTGAGGAACTTCAAAGCGACTGGGCGCAGGACATGCGTAAGCAAGGCCCACGCACCGAATCTCTCGCTCAACTCGACCGAGAGATTCGTGATCGCCGCGCTCGCCTTGCAGACACGCAAGGTGAGGCTCGCCTTCGAGCGTATGATGCTATCGAAGAATTGAAAAATCGACGAGCCGAGTTGAGTAGGCGCATCGCTCCAGCCCCATTCATTGGATCCACAGAGGGCTGGCTTCCACTCTCCGTCAAGTCTGTCATTCTTCGCGCAATCAACGAGGGCTATAAGACCGTTAGCATCATCAATGGTCAGGAAAGTTCTGATCGTTACAACATGGCGATACGGCAAGGTTTCGAAGAAATGCGCGTACAGCGTGTTGGAGAGAATGAATACGATTTTGCCGTATACAAGAAAGATGCGAATGGCGATCTAGCCCAGTCTTATTCTCAATCCGCGCGATCAAAAGAAAGCATCGCGATCCGATTTGGTGAAGACGTTGCTGAACTCATAGCCAATCGCGCAGAAGCCGCTGATGGCAACGTGGCTGCTATCACATCTAGCGAATTTGCAGTTAAAGAAAGGCCGATGAAGGAGTTCTATGACAACATTGTTCCTATTGCTGTGAACAAGTTGCTCAAGAAACTTGGCGGAACCAAACTGACACAAACGGAGTTGCGCGATTCCGCAAACAAACCGATTGGCACGTTCAACACGTTTGAAATCACGCCTGAAATGATTCGCAACGTGGAAGAGGCTGGCGGTCTTCCGATGTTCTCAATGCGCAAGCCACAGCGCGAGCGCGTTGCATCGGCTGTTCAGGCAATGGAGGCAGCGGGTATTGCTCCAACAGAGGCGCGTAGGTTTGCTCGGGTTGCTCGCTACCTGTCAATCAATCAACTTGTCGCGCCTGCTGAACCAAGTGCATGGCTTGCCGGACTTCGTCGTAATCCTGCGGCAAGTACTTTGACTCCGTACACGGATAAGGATCTCCAAGATACGGTCAATGACAAGTTGCAAGAGGAGCGTCGTAGGCGTGTTGCTCAAGGATTGACCCCGCAACTTCAATTGCCTGCTGACATCGATCTCAACGAGAAGTACATGCAGCCATTCAAGCTGCGTGACATCGATGCCGGTTACGCGATCAAGCGCGTCTTGTCGTTCAATGATGACGGCACGGTTGCGTTCGATGGTTATGAGGCTGTGAGCCTGTACTCCAACGAAGAGAGCAAGGCTACAGGCATCGTGATTCCGGCAATGCTTCACATGCTTGGTTACAAGCCAAACAAGCCGATGCAGGGCGATTGCTATGACGTGCGATTGCCAGGTCGCCGTGAAGTTGGCACAGGAAAGTTGCCGACGCTATACAGTCAATTCGGCGCAAAGCAGACGTGGTACTTCGATTTCGATCCGAACTACCCAGACTTCGGAGAAACGCCAGAGCAACGCGCTGCCTATGTCGCTAAACTAGAACAAGTTTGGTCATCGCCTTTGGGCGGAAATTGGAGTCCAACTTATGATGAACAGGGAAATGTCACCAACTACCCAGGGGTCTGGGGCTTCCAAGTTGCGCTCAATGAGCAGCAACGACGCGACATTGCAGCGGCTGGCATTGACGGCTACGCAAATGACCCAGGAGCAATACGACGGCTTGTCAATGCAGCAGAAGGATCTGCTGCACAGCCGAGTACTCCAACTCAAGAAGAAACTCGGAGAGCAGCAGTTGGCGGGGGCATTAGTACCCAACCTGTACAGCAGCCACGAGGATTTGATGCAGTCACTCCTCGAACAGGAGCGGTTGGTGAACGAGATGTTGGAACAAGCCCTCGGTTCATTCGAGGGCAAGGCGACAGAACTCGCGTAGATCTAACTGCGCTCGCTGACGAAGTCCGCTACTCGCTGTCGCAACAGGGGAAGTCCATTGGTCGTGATCTTTCGATCAAGGCTATCTCATCGATGCAAGCTACGGAGAAGGAAATCGCATCCACCGTCCTCGACATGATGAAGGGCGGAACAAAGGATGATACGTTTGTCCGGCAGAAAATTGGCGGCGTTCCAGACGTAGTGAAGTATCTCGAAGATCGCCGCAGAGCCACTGGTCTTCGTAGATTGGATCTAGAAAACCCGAAGGATCGTGAGCAGCTTGCGCGGCTGCTGGCTCTAGAAGCGACTGCGCATATCAATGTATTGAGTGGTGCTGTTGAGTGGTACGACGAGACAATCCGCAAGACGATGGCGCAAGCGTCGCTTATCTATCCAGAACTTGCAGAAGATCGTCTTTCGCAAATGATCTTTGCTCTCGGCCTTGCAATTTGTTCGCAGGGTTTGAATGTCGAAACCAACGCGAATACAGCCATTAACCTATACGGCGACTATAAGAAGTCGATTGATCCTGCCACTGGTATTGGCGAATACTCTTTGAAATACGGACAGGGGAAGTCCGCGAGTTCGCAGAACAAAAATCTTACGCTTGCAAATAAGCTGCTTGAACAGATGGGCGTGGAGGGGATGCAGAAATTCCTCGAAACTCCATTTACGGTCGCACAACTTCGTAAGGCTGGGTTCAAAATTGGGGCAGAACTTGGGGACGAACCTGTTGTTGGATCGCTTGTATTTGGGCCAAAAATTGGTTTCGGATTCTTCTCGAATCTGATGGGCAATTTCGACCCAGTAACGATGGACATGTGGTTCATGCGAACTATTGGCCGTCTGACCGGGGACTTGAAGTCATTCAAGGAAACAAAGTACGCCAAGCAAGTTGCGCGTCTACAGGCAGCATTGCGAGAAGAACCTCAAGACAATGGCATTTATGTTGATCAGATGCCTGGGCAATTGGTCAAACGAGTTCTTGCAGGAAATCCTAGACAATCAACGGTTGCCGCCCTGGTTGTAGAAATCCTGCGCAAGCATGAGAAGGATTTCAAGACAAACCGAAAAGAATATGACGCTAAACGGCGCGTGAAATCAGAGATGGTTCGTTCGGCGGAAACGATTAAAAAATCGCTGTACGCACCAAAGGACGTTCCCTCGACAGGAAGCGAGCGTCGATATTTGCGCGATGTAGTTCGTCAGGCTGTTGCTATGACAAATTCCATCACGGGGCTGAACATTCCAAATGCCGCGTTCCAAGCATTGATTTGGTATCCAGAGCAAGAGTTGTACAAGGCTCTTGGAGTGAAGCTGACTGTGACAAGTCAGGACTATGCAGGTGCGACAGCCAAGGCTCTTTTACGAAAAGGTATTACGAATGAACAACTTGAACGAGCAATTGCAGATGCCGAACTCCGATCAAGAGGAACAAGAGAAGCACGATCAATGGATCGCAGCAAAGAGCGATCAGGAACTAGAAGCCTTGGCGAAGTCGTTAAATCAACTTCTCCAGAACTCGCTCCGGCAGCCGATGAAACCCAAGCAATGATGTCGATGCGTCGTGGGCTTGCAGGAGTCCGCGACGAGGGTGTGCTTCGGTATATCGACAAGTACGACGAGTTGCGACGGTACGTCGATCAGGCTCGCACTACAGGCGCAGCGATCCCTGCCGTGTCCAATCCATACATCGGCGCACGATTGCTGACAGGCCGATTGGGAGCAATGCAAGCAGCGGCAGAGCGCACCTACGCGGATCTGCTCCGACGAATGCATGTTGCCGGCGTTCGACTTGAGGACATGGATGAATTCCTCTACGCGCAACACGCCGAAGAGCGCAACACATACATCGCTTCGATCAACCCATTGTTCCCTGATGCTGGATCCGGTATGGCAACGCTTGATGCCAACAACCTGATTCAGCGATATCGCAACAATGGTCAGTTCGCGATGATGAATGGTTTCGCAGATGAGTGGCGAAACCTGCTGCAAGAAGGCTTGAATCAACGACAGCAGTCAGGATTGATTAGCGCACAGACGCGAAACATTCTGCAAACGAGGTACAAGAACTACGTTCCATTGCGCGGTGCGCCTGCTCAATTGAACGATGAGGACTTCCTCGACTTTGCTGCCGGTGCAGGTGGCAGTCTCTCGACTACTGGCCCAGGAATCCCGCAGGCGATGGGTCGTAGGAGCGCGGCAGAAGCTGTTACGTCGCAGATTGGATTCGTACACGAGGACTCGTTCCGCGCCGCTGCCAAGAATGACATTGGCCGTTCGTTCCTCCAATTGGTTATGACTCTTGGAGATAGGAATGTCGCAGAGGTAGTCCTGCCCCGACGCAGAGTTATTTCAGGCAATCAGGTTCGTGTTACCCATGACCCTGCGTGGATGAATGACGATCGCAACTTCGGCGTTTACACGAATACCCCGATGACCATCAATGGTCACGACTACGAGCCAGGCGATTTGGTTGTCATTCGTATCAACAACCGTCGCCTTGCAGAGGCAATGACGCAGCCGACGCTTGAGTTGCGCAGCTTTGAACGCGCTCTTCGCTTCGTGAACAACGGTTGGCGGTTTATGACCACGGGTATGGGTAACCCGACATTCGCGCCAGTCAACCTTGTGCGTGATTCGATGACGGCATCTCTCACCAATGCATCTGCGAACGGCATTCGCGACACCGCGCAGATGTTGTCGCGTTGGCCTTCGTCGTTCTACAACGTGTTCCGTGATTCGTGGAATGGTTCTGAACCTACAGGTGATTACGGGCGATTCGTTCGGGCTGGTGCTGATCAGTTGTATTGGAGCCCGAATGATCTTGATGTGAAGCGCACCGATTTTGATGCTCTTGCTGCTCGTGTTCAACGTCGGGATCCGCGAGATAGAGGTATCGCAAGGACGTTGCTCGGGTGGTATCCGGCATTCTTCTCCGCATCGGAAACAGCGGTTCGTCTTGCCAATTACCGCCAGCGCATTGCCACGGGCAGTAGCCCACAAGAGGCTGCTCTATCGGCTAGGGATTTGACGGTTGACTTTGCCAAGGGCGGAAAGGCAAAGCCAGTGCTGAACACTTGGTACATGTTCCTCAACGCAGGATTGCAGGGCAATGTCAATGTGCTACGCGCTCTTGGTCGATCAGTAGCACTCGCGCCGAGCCTGCTGATGCTTGGCTTCGCAAACGCTGCGCTTGCTCGTCTCATGGGTGGCGATGACGAGGAGACAGGGCAACAAAATTGGGACAACATCCCTGAATATGAGAAGACGAGCAATCTGTTCTTCTTCGATCCACGCGGCACAGGAAAGCACATCAAGATTCCATTGCCATACGGATTCAACGTACTTGTGAGCATTGGCGGACGGATGGCTGATGCAATGTTCGGGCGGACTACAGCAGGCGATGTCCTTGCAGGAAGCCTCAATGATGCGTTGAATGCGTTCAACCCAATGGGCGGGTCAGGCATCAAGAGCGGTGGAGCATCGCTCGTTGCTGCGGCTATGCCGACGATGACGCGGCCTGCTATTGAATTGCTTGCGAACCAAGACTTCTCTGGTAGGTCGATCTATCCGAAGTCCTATGAGAAGCATTCCGCGCCGGACAGCACCATGTCGTTCGACGGAACGCCTGCTGCATGGCAGGAACTTGCGACGTTCGTAAACAGCGCAACAGGCGGAGATGAGTTCACAAGTGGAATGGTTGACGTGTCACCAAACACGTTGCAGTATTTGGCTGGCTACTACTTCTCTGGAACAGGTCGAACACTCGACCGTCTTTATAAGACGTTCCTGTCGAATGAAGCTGTCAGCGTGTCCGATGTTCCACTTGCGCGGTCGTTTGTTGGTGACGCGAAGCAGGACGGCAGAGCTGTATCTCAAGCCTTCTACACGGAGCAGGAGCGTCTTGCTCCTATCCGACGCAAGATCGATGCCATGTTGGACGAGTCTCGCCCCATCGAAGAGCGTCGTGCTATCGCGAGCCAAATCACACCTACCGATTACGCACTCGCCCGAAGCATGGAAGAAAGTGAACGAGTCCTCAAGGAAATCAGAAACGTCTTGAAGCAGGCAACACCTGAACAACGCGAAGCGATTCTTGAGGTGCGCCGAAAAATGCTGAAGGCAACAATCAAGCAGAAGAATGAGTTGACAGATCGGCTCGCAGACGTAGAATGACATCATCTTTTCCCCCAGCGCGAACGCCCCTAACCGATCGGGGGCGTTTGCGTTTCAGGGGAGAATGTCCCGCAGCATTCCGCTTCTTTGCTTTGGGGACAGAACAGGCCGCTTTAGCGGCCTGTTTCATTTACCGTTAGCTGCACAAACGATGTCATTCCATCGTCTTGCATCCATTCGTTGCATAAAGCAGCGACGGCTGCGTGACCATCAGCTTGTTCATACCCCATGCGTTCAAGCATGAGATCTACACGGCAGATGTCAGGACGATTCTCGTAGATGGAACAGGTGTTGTCTTTAGAAAGATGCTTGCAAGCACCTGACTCGTCTGCAAGAAATCGTGTCATAGGTGACCACGAAACACGGCGACAACACGCACCGCATTTCGTACATGGAAAGTCATTCATTGGTTGGCCTCAACATAATCAGCGCATTCCAAGCCACATCGTGGTTTGATTGCGCGTCTGTGGCAAAGTTCTTCATGCGAGCGAGCAGGTACGACTCGTTGTGCCATTCATCTGCGGCAATGATGATTTCCGCATCATTCCAACCGCGAATGTAGAGTGGCTTGCGAATAGTGATTCCGCAGATGTTGGAATCATCGTCCCACCAATTCGCGTCAGTCAGACCATCAAGAGATGCCTTCAATCCGGCAATGACGTTGTCGATGTCACGTCGGTGACGTGTCACAACAATCGGCTGAATGCAAAGCACTGGATTTTTGAGTGTCTTGAACTCTGCTCTTGTCGCAAGAACCTTTGCAAATGCCCTGTGTTCTCGCGATACCTTGCTCTTGACCATGTGATGTACTCTCGCGTTCGGGGAGAGGTATCGATTAGGCCAAGGCAGGGCGACGATATTCATGGCTATGAATTTGTATACGAGTGTATCTGCTCGCCAATCCACGCCATGCAGTTGCAGGCCATTGAGTTGCCAAGTGCCTTGTAGCGAGGCCCGTCAGCAGCAGGCTTGCCCCGATGCGGAACTAGCGTCCAATCGTCGGGGAATCCTTGCAGCCGCTCGCACTCGCGAGGGGTCAGGCGGCGAACGGTCATGTGCTGTGTAACTGCGTGAACGTCGTGTCCATGCATTGCTGCGAGAGAATATGACGAACCATCCTCTGATACGCAGCAGTTCGATTTGCTTCCCTGCATGTTGACACACGCGACTGCTGGCGGTGATGGAATGCCTAGTGCGCTGCCAACCTTGACGGTTGGTGATACCTCTGGGTGTTGATTCACGCCGTGGGTTCCATCGGTGGTGTAGAAACCATGTGCCACCATCGGCGTGTTCCTACCGCTCGCGTTGCTGTTGGTTGGAACGGTTCCAACAATGTCGTTGCAGCGCACCTCGCCAACCTGATTCTGCTGAAACGCTACAGCGTGGGTATCTCTCTCGCCTGTGTCGAATGCGTTGATGGTGTTCGCACATTCAGCCTCGACCCACGACTCGTCATCTGTTGCGCTTTGAGCGCGTTTCGATTTGCGGTATGGAGTCACAATGACTTTGCCGTCCTCGAAGTACTGCGATCCAACGCCCTTGTAATCACGGGCGCACAACGCACGAATAGCGGGAGTGAGGATCGCCCCAAGGTTGTCTTTGTCCGGCATCCGCTGTGCGCCGTTTGCGTTCTGCTTGGTCAGGGTTGCTGCGGTGTCTCCTCCATCCCACCAGCAACCGCCGTGAGAGCCATCCGCAGGGCTTCCGGCAGCGGCTTGCCTCTTCGTTCTGCTCTCCGCAAGATGCCGCTGCAAGCCCTCGCGGATAGCGAGAACCTTGCCGGCAGCTGACCAGTCTCCAAGACATCCGACAACGAAGACACGTCTCCGACGCTGCGGCACGGCTTTGGGCCAGTTCCCCACTCGCAGGTATTGAGCGTCCAGCACTCTGTAGGCCCACCCATACCCGAGTTGGCCCAACGCCCCGAGGAAGGCTCCAAAATCCCTGCCTCGTCCGCTTGACAGGACGCCAGGGACGTTTTCCCAGACGATCCACTTGGGACGCAGCCGCGCAGCAATGCCAAGGTAGGTGAGCATGAGATTTCCCCGTGGGTCAGCGAGTCCCTGACGCAATCCGGCGACGGAGAATGACTGGCAGGGCGTTCCTCCAACCAGAAGGTCAATTGATCCTCGTTCGATGGGCCATTGCTCATATGCGGTCATATCTCCGTAGTTTGGAACGTCTGGGAAGTGGTGCTTCAGCACAGAACAGGGGAAGGGTTCGATTTCAGAGAAGCCAACAGGATTCCAGCCGAGGTGATGCCACGCAACAGACGCAGCCTCAATGCCCGAGCAAACTGACAGGTATCTCATTTGGTTCTCCATGCGCGGATAGCAGCGCGGTTGCGGGAAGTCGCATCGTCTGCGTCTTCGATTGATGCGATGCGAGGCAAGCCAACCGCTGGCGGTGTTGGCGCAGCCTCGCTCTCGCTCCTCGTGATAACTACGTTTGATGTATTACTATTTTGGTTGTGGTTGTGGAATGCCTTCGATTTGCCTATGGCTTTGCCATTGGCTTTGCTATTCCAACGAGAAGCTGCGCCTCGCCGCCCTGCTTCCGCTCGTTCATTCATAAGTGTTTGTCTGCGAAACCTTTCTGCTTCGAGTCTCGTCTGTGACAACCCAGGTGTTCCATCGTCTCTAGTGACGGGTGAGAACCTAGTTCTGATGGATCGCCAGACCGCTAATCGACAGGCTGCAATTCTGCAAATTACCTTGTCATCCATCGGCAGAGGGCCACGCGACCACAAGTGGCACAGCAGGCGCGTGTAGGCTCCAACCTCATCACAACTCATGTCTGTCGTAGACGCGATGAAGTCATCCACATAGAACGGCATCCAAGGACTGCGATTCACTAGCGATTCTCCCCTCTACTAGGCGAAGCCACCCATACCGATCCTGCCACGGCATGGCTTGCCAGTCTTTGACGTGAATCATCACGGTCGTGTGTGAGATACCGATGGCCGCGCCAATTTCAGGGAACGATGGCCGAATGACGGGCATTTCCCACGCGCAACCGGACATGATCATTTCGCGGTGCTTGCGAAGTTTGATCGCATTCTTTCTCTTTACGGGTGGATCGGGCAGCAATTCATTCACCGTATCCACGACGCGCCTTGCACTAGGGTTTGTTGGCATCAACTTCTCCCTTCAAGAGGTCACGAGCGTAATCAGCAGCGTAAGGCTCGTTGTTCGCGTTGTCTGCGATGTTGTGGAGCCCAGCGTGAAGACGTTCCACCTCTGCAATGAGTTTGTGCATAATTTCGTAGTAGTACCCACCAATTCCTCTGGGTATCGCACGAGCATCTCGAATGGTGTTTTCAATGTCACTCAAAGGAAACCACCAATCAAACTGCCAATGAGAAATCCGATCGCAAAGAAGAACACTCCTAATCCGATCACACATGCAATGGTGATTGCATCAAGCTGACGGTCATGGCTGTCGTTTGTTTCCGGCATCACGGGGTAGGCTCCGTTGCAATTCTTTGAGTTCGTTTTGTAGTTCACGGATTCGATCCTTCAATCCGGCGATTCGCGCTCGAATGCGAGCGGTATCGACATCGGTTCGGATCTTTCCGTGCCACGGGTGATCGCCCTTTGGTTTCACCACAGTCATTTGCGCTGCTCCAACAGGCGTTGAATGCGCGAGAGTCGATACTCCAACATGATCACACCGATGAACATGAAGAGATACCAAACGAAGATGAGGCACGAGACGAGATCAGACATGGCTTGCTCCAGTAAGGATCGCGAGGATTGTTTCACGGGGTAATTGTGCGTTGATGGCTGCGATGGCAGACGAGATTCGCTGCTCTAAATCGCGGCGGGTTGGTGCGGTGATTGGCTTCGGCGGATCTTCGACGGCCTCCCAGACGATGCACCTGCGACCTGCACTCGTGATCGATGTGACACCGAGATTCGCGATGAATCCTTGGCGCATCAGGTGGTTGACCGCTGACGAACACGTCGAGTGCGACAATTCAAGATCGCGCATCAATTCATCGACGCTGCGAGGGTAGTGCTTGATCTCCTCGAGAATCTTCGCTCGCACCCCCGTAGGAGTGCGAGCGAATGATTCATCGGATGTCGTTTGCCGCGTGGAAAGGCGTTCAGTCTTTCTCATTCCGCCACCACCTTCGCGTCGAGGATGAGCAGGCGGTCACGGCGACGTTGCCATTCGATACGCACAGGTCGATCCTGCGCACGAGCGTCGGACAGATCGCTGACAATCGTGGCATCGGAACAGGCGTAGGATTGTCCACCTGCGGAAGTCACCTTCCACACCGGAACACCCGCACGGTTCTTGTGTTCGGCAATGTCGGCCACATCGATGATTGTGTATCCGCTCGCGCCGTCCTCGACAGGGTCGCTCTCCGGCGCAGCCGCAGGGGTAGCGACGGGCGCAGCAACGACAACGGGAGAAGCTGCTGGTGGGAGTTCACGCTGCTGCACAATCATGTCCGATGGTCGAAACGTGGGCGCAGATTCGATTTGCGGTCGTGCATTCGGGATCGATTCAAGTTCGCTCTCATCGGTGAACCCAAGGCCACAGATCGACAGGGTGACGCGCCGACGCGCCTTGGTTTCGGCTTTCATCAGGGCATTGGCCTTGGCCTCACCACGGAGATTGGCGATGCTGACGGCTCCAATGCTTGAGTCGCAACGTCCGGTCTTGTCGGTCGCCTCGGCGGTGACCACCATGAGGTCATCCATAACGCTGCGGTCGATGATTCGGACGCTGACGGTGTGGATTTTCCGAAGCTGGTCGGTGCAGTCCTTGCGAGCGTAGAGCGTCAGCTTGCCGTTGAGCGTGATGAACTCGAACGGCCTCGTCAACGGGTTCAATCCGCACGACTCGCACACCTGCTTGTAGTAGATGTTGCGTTGTT